TAGAATCCTCTTGCAAGGAGTACGATGCAGATTTAATCATATCGGAACACAGTTTAGTTGACGGATTTGACTACGAGTTCCTAGCAGAAGTTACGGTAAAAGGAAAGACCGAACCAGTTAAAATATATACCATCAGAAAATAGTTCTTGACTTTTAGCTGTGATTTTGGTATAATTATTGAAGAACAAAAAGTTCAACAGATTTCAGGGGAATAATATGGATGTTAACGAGGTGGCCGCAGAACTAGCAAAGCATGAAGCTGTATGCGCCGAACGGTGGAAAACTATTTTCAATAAGATAACAGACATGGAAAAAGGTGCGGACGGAAGATTCACCAGTATGGACAATCAAGTCTCAAGAATAGAAACAATACTTATTAGCGTATCTGGAACTTTAATAGTTGCTGGAGCTGGTATAATATGGACTATGTTTTCAATGCATAGTTAGGAGAAAATATGAAAAAAGATTATCAAACTAAAGATATAAAAGCTACTAAAACAAAAAGTAGTACTGAAATCAGAGAAGAGAACGATGGACTCTTTTATTTTGATTTTGATGGAGAAACTCACGGTTTCACTAAATTAGAAAATGCAGAGATAGCATTAAATAGACTTAAAGGAGAGTAGATGTCTAATTCAATAGAAGAAGCGTTAAAAGACGCAGTCAAGCAAGTAGAGTCAGGAACAGTACAGGAAGGCAAAGGGTCAGAACCAGAAGCTTCTCCACTATCTGCGAGAGTAAAAAGATTACTTGCAAGAAAGACAAATCTTCAAAGAAACAGAAGAAGTAAATTACCAAAAACCTTGAGGTGAAAAAGAAATCACCTGAGGAAAGATACAAAATTTGTAAACAATGTCCTCATCTAAAGAAGTGGAAAGTTTGTGAACTTTGTAGTTGTTTTATGCCCCTTAAAACTAAAATAAGATGGGCAGAGTGTCCCGACAAACCCCCTCGTTGGACATAGGAGTACTAAATGGCTTTAACTGCTAAACAGAAAAAACTACCAAAAGCTTTACAACAAGCAATATTAAAAAGAATGAAAAAAGGTAAAAAGAAAAAGGGTGGAAAAAAGAAACGTTCAAGAGGTTAAACCTCTCCCAGATTACATTATTTGGTTATTTTATTTTAGGAAATTAAATAAAGTATGTCCCTGGTCTTATAATTCATTTATAGCAGGTACTACAAATTTTGTTGATTACAGTGATGACTTGTTATTAGAAAATGAGACTAACTGGAATAAACAATCATGGGAGGTGATTATCTATCTAATGGGTGATGACTATACTCTTGACGACATGGACGCTATTACAGAACATAGAAACGAAGTCCAAAACACTTGTGAATACTTATGGTCACACCCATCTTTTTCAAAAGGTGGGAACAACCAAGCCCCGAAGCGTATAATTATACAGCAAGACAGGGCAAGACTGATGGAACTAAGAAATGGCAAGAAAAAGAAAAGCAGCTAAGAAGAGACCAGTACCTACAAACCCTGCACTTTATGCAAGAGTGAAGGCAGCAGCAAAAAGAAAATTTAAGGTCTATCCGAGTGCCTATGCAAACGGATGGTTAGTAAAAACATATAAGCAACGTGGCGGAAAATATAGAATGGGCGTTGCAAGGAAAAGAAAAAAATGAAAACTTGGTTTAAAACTAAACTAACACAATTATTAAACATAGTCACAGGGAAAGATAAGAACTGGGACGGGTCAGTAGATATCAAGGACAAATTGATAGCAGCTGAACAGAAAGCAAAAAATGAAAGCTAAACTTTTAAATAACGGAAAATTTATAATAGAAAAAGACGGGCATACTGATGCCGCATCAGTAATTAAATCTTGTAAGACTATAATTTCACATTCGCAAATGATTTTAGACCATTTAGATAATCCAGAAGCGGATTTACCTACTTGGTTTACAAATAAAATAGCAATTTCAGAATATGAAGTAGTATCTGCTGCAAACTATATTGCAGATGGAGAGATGGACCATCATCAAGATGGCTAAACCTAAAGGCGGGTTATCAAAGTGGTTTAAAGAAAAATGGGTAGATATATCCAGACCCAAAAAGAAAGGTAAGTATCAACCTTGTGGAAGAGGCAAAGCAAAAACCTCACGAAAAGGATACCCTAAGTGCGTGCCTTTAGCACGTGCAAGAACAATGAGCAAAGCTCAGAAAAGGTCGGCAGTTCGCCGTAAGAGGGCAGTACCTCAAGGCGTTGGTGGAAGACCCACTAACGTTCGTACTTTTACTAAACGGAGACGTCGAAAGAAGAAGTAAAATATGAATAATCTAACTTACGAAGTAGAGAAGCTATTAGATTTATCACAAAGATTAAAAGCGGCAGTTCATTTAGAACTAGAGTATGGCTGCCAACTAAAAAAGTTACTAAATTTACCGAGAACCCCAAATAATGAGGTTCTCATTAACAGGCTAATAAGCCAAAGTACTCGTTAAGAGTAGATAGGAATTAAAAATGGCAAGACAAGGCGGATTTTTAAGCGGACCAAGCGTCCACTCAACTTCCAAGCTAAGAAAGCATGTATTGAAAAGAGGTTTAACTCGTGATTTAAATGCAGCAGCTGGAACTTATGTAAACACTAAATCACCAATGTCCACACCTGGTGGATTTTATGGTGCAGCACCAAAAGCAGTAGGGCCAAGATTTGGTAAAACAGTCAACCCTAGAAAAGCAAAGTTTGGAAAGAAAACACCTTCTACTATATTGACGAGAAGGAGAAGAAGATAATATCTTAGAACAAATACATAAACTTATGAAGTCAGGCAGACTTGATAAAGTAGTAAATAAATTTACTATAAAGAAAAAACATGGCAATGACAGACGCAGAAAAAGCACGGCTAAAAAGAGCAGGACTTAGCGGATTAAACAAACCTAAGAAAACACCAAGACACAAAACTAAGAAAGCAGTAGTTGCTGTAAGAGTTGGAGGTAAGGTAAAAATTATTAGGTTTGGAGCTCAAGGCATGGGACACAATTACAGTCCAGAAGCAAGAAAAAGTTTTAAAGCGCGACATGCAAAAAACATTAGAAAAGGAAAATCTTCTGCTGCTTATTGGGCAAACAAAGTATTTTGGGCAGGCAAAGGCGGCTCAACAAAGAGACCGCCAAAGTCTCAAAAAAGAACATTAGGACTAAAAAGAAGGAGAAAATAATGTCAACTGCAAATGGAACACGACTATGGCTTGAAGAAGGTATAGTACATGCAGGAAAAATGCTACAAGATTTAATGAAAGTTGAAGAATTTAGAGACTTATCCCCCGCAGAAAAGAAGATCAAAACTGTATCAGCCACTTACTGCTACCTTTATACTAAACTAAAAGAACTGGATTTACTTATAGATTCAGAAGATAACATATTCCCAGACGAGACAATACATTGATAGAAATTAGTCGTACAGATATAGTCAGTAATTATTTAATGGACGTAGAACAAGAATCACGTTTTATAAAACTCCCTATAACAGAGTATCTCGAATTATTAGGTATAGAGCCTAATACTTCACAGAGAGCCATTATAAATGCTATTAACAATCCCAAATATCGTTTTGTATGTGCGGCTATCTCTCGTCGTCAAGGTAAAACCTACATTTCAAATATAATAGGACAACTGGTTTGCTTAGTACCAAACAGTCATGTACTATTAATGTCCCCCAACTATTCACTATCGCAAATCTCATTTGATTTGCAGAGAAATTTAATCAAACATTTTGATTTAGAGGTATTAAGAGACAATGCAAAAGATAAAGTTATTGAACTATCTAACAACTCTACGATTCGTATGGGCTCCATTAACCAGGTTGACTCAGTGGTGGGTAGGTCATATGATCTCATCATATTCGATGAGGCCGCCCTCACAGATGGGAGGGATGCTTTCAATGTTGCGCTCAGGCCCACACTAGATAAACAAAACTCAAAAGCAATCTTTATATCTACTCCAAGGGGTAGAAATAATTACTTTGCAGAGTTTTACTACAGAGGCTTCAGCGAAGAATTTCCAGAATGGTGTTCCGTAAAGGCAACTTATCATGAAAATCCTCGTGTATCTGACTCCGATATTATAGAAGCCAGAAAAACAATGTCTGAGAATGAATTTGCTCAAGAGTACATGGCAGACTTTAATGTCTATGAAGGTCAAGTATGGGCATTTAACCATGAGACTTGTATAGCAGACTTATCTCAAATTGATGTAAGTAATATGGATGTTTTTGCAGGCCTTGACGTAGGCTACAAAGACCCTACAGCTTTCTGCGTAATCGCATATGACTGGGATGCGAAAAAGTACTATCTTATAGATGAGTATATGGACGCAGAGAAAACAACAGAACAACATGCAGTTCAGATTCAAAAATTAATTCATAAATGGGATATTGATTATATTTATATTGACTCTGCAGCTCAACAAACAAGATACGACTTTGCACAAAATTATGATATCAGTACTATAAATGCCAAGAAGTCTGTACTAGATGGAATTGCACATGTAGCTACTGTAGTTGATAACGATGAAATAATCGTAAATCAAACTTGCAAAGAAGCACTTATCTCATTGGACCAGTATCAATGGGATCCTAACCCTAATTTATTAAAAGAGAAACCAAAGCATAACATGGCATCCCATATGGCTGATGCTATGCGATACGCGTTATACACATTTGAAACATCAGCCACAACGTTTTAATAAGACCTGTAAAAAACAGTTCTTGACATTTGCTGTATGTTTTTGGTATAATTCTAATTAAGAGTAGAAATATGAATTTCAAAAGAGATTTAGTTAAATACGTACGAGATAAAGCGAAATCACAGTATAATAAATCAAGCAATTGTTTTATATGTGATTCCACTGAACAGTTAGATTTTCATCACTATCACGGGCTTACAGAACTACTAGAAACTTGGATAAAAAAGAAAAAATTAATTATTAAAAACGAACAAGAAATACTAGAGATTCGAGAAGCCTTTATTGATGAGCATCAGAAAGAACTTTATGAAGATACAGTCACACTTTGCCATAGTCACCATATGAAGTTACACTCAATATATGGTAAAAGACCCAAGTTGATACACGCAGAGAAACAAAAAAGATGGGTCGAGAAACAGAGAGATAAATATGGCATGGTATGATAGATTCTTAGGAGGAAATAGCGAGGAAAAACTAAATCCTTCGCAATACGTTATATCTCGAAATGAGGGAATGACTATTGACTCTCGTGAAATCATAACCAACTATAGAAATGCTTATGAGCAATTAGAAATTGTCAACCGTGCAGTAAATATGATTGTTGACGATGTAGCAGAAATACCTTTTGCAGTTGGAGAAAAAGTACTGGGTACTACTAATGTTGTAAAAAATATTCGTAGGTCTAAGGTTGATTTATTACTTAATAAAGAGCCAAACCCTTTTCAAGATGTAAGCACTTTTAAAAGAAATCTTATAATTGACTTACTTATAGATGGAAACATCTTTATTTATTTTGATGGGGCGCATATGTATCATTTGCCTGCTGACAAAATAACTATCCATACTGACGACAAAACATATATAGAAAGATTTTCATACGATAACTCAATAGATTACAGCCCGAATGAAATTATACACATAAAAGAAAATAGTTTTAATTCAATTTACAGAGGTGTACCAAGACTAAAACCAGCATACAGAACTATGCAGTTACTCTCTAGCATGAGAAACTTCCAGGATAACTTCTTCAAAAATGGAGCAGTCCCAGGATTAGTACTTAAATCACCAAACACTCTTTCAGAAAAAGTAAAAGAAAGAATGATGAGAGCCTGGAGTATTAGATATAATCCAACAACAGGAGGCAAGAGACCTCTTATACTTGATGGCGGACTAGAAGTGGACGCTCTATCAAAAATTAACTTTAAAGAGTTAGACTTTGCAGAATCAATTAAATCAAATGAAAGAATTATTCTCGAAGCAATGGGCATACCACCAATTTTAATGGATGGTGGTAATAATGCAAACATTAGACCTAATCATAGATTGTACTATCTAGAAACAGTACTACCAGTAGTTAAAAAACTGGGATATGCATTAGAAAGATTTTTTGGTTTTTCACTAAATGAAGATGTAACAGGAATTCCTGCTTTACAACCAGAATTGAGAGACCAGGCAGCATACTATGCTACTTTAGTTAACACTGGAATATTAAGTGCCAACGAAGCAAGAGAAGCATTAGGAAAAGAACCTGTAGCCGGATTTGACGAGCCAAGAGTACCTGCAAATATAGCAGGCTCAGCCACAAACCCGGAACAAGGCGGTAGACCTGAAGAGGCTGCCCCAAGCGAGGAAGAATAATTATGACAAAAGATATGATGGTAAAGTCTCTTTCTGAGTACTTTAAAAAAGAGGGTGGCGTAATGGGCTTACCTGCTTATAAAGCAAAAGGAAATGATGTTCCTGTTAAAGATTACTTATTAAGAAGAGCATTTGGTTCTTGGAGTAGAGTACTTAGTGTAGTTTCAAAAAGATACCCAGTAGACGTAATAGTCGCTCCAGAAGTAAAAGAAGCACCTGCGGAGAAAAAAGCACCTGCTAAGAAAGTGGAGAAAAAAGATGTCAAATAAGATTTATCATTGGACTAGCACTTTCAAATCATTAGGTGAAACTGATGATGGCGGTATTGAAATTAAAGGTTCTGCAAGTACAAGTGGTATTGACAGAGCTGGAGATATTATTGAAAGCAGTGCATGGACAAAAGGTGGATTAGAAAATTTTAAAAACAATCCAATCATTTTGTTTAATCACAACTACGACAAACCAATTGGTCGTGCAAAAGATTTAAAAGTTACAGAAAACGGTTTAGAAATATCTGCAAAGATATCAAAAGCTGCTGGAGATGTAACACAATTAATTAAAGACGGTGTCCTTGGAGCTTTTTCTGTCGGTTTCAAAGTCAAGGAAGCCGATTATATGACAGAAACCGATGGATACAAAATAAAGGACGCGGAACTTTTTGAAGTCTCTGTAGTATCAGTACCTTGCAACCAAGGGGCAACCTTTGGCTTAAGCAAGTCATTTGATAGTATGGAAGATTACAACAAGTATAAGCAAACTTTTTATAAGGCTAACCCAGCAGAATCAGCAGACGCTGTTAATGTTGAGCAGCCAAGAAGGGAGGAATCCCATAACATGGAGACAAATATGTCAAAAGAAAATAAATCTCCTGAAAGCAACTCAGAGTTCAATCTTGAGGCATTCGCAAAACAAGTAGCTGCAGATACAGCTGCAGAAATTGCAATGAAACAAGCTGAACAAAAAGCTGCTGAACAGAAGGCTGCAGACGAAGCTGCTCAAAAAGCAACTAACGACGCCGAAGTTCAAAAAGCTGCTGAAGTAGCAGATCAGGAAAAAACTAAAACTATAGTTGAAGCAGGTCTATCAGGAGCTGAAAAGCTTATGAATGACGTTGAAGCTAGAGTTAACGATAACTATTCTAACTTAGAATCAGTTGTTAAAAACCTAGAATCTCAGTTAGCTGAGAAATCAGAAGAAATCATGAATATCAGAGAGTCTAAAAGACATTTCTCTGACAGAAATGGTCAAGGCGAGTGGAAGAAAACTTTTGAGCAAGATATTCTTGACGCAAAATTTGCTGGTTTAGCGACTGGTAAAGGATGGGACAGTGAAGTTTCTAAATCTTTGATGGAAAAAGTTAACACTCATTCAGGTGTTCAAGTTTCATCCGCTGATTTCGAGCAAATCGTTTCAACAAACATCGAAAGAGATATTCAGAATGAATTAGTCTTAGCTCCTCTATTTAGAGAGATAACAATGACTTCTGCAAACATGATTATCCCAATCTTACCAGACAGTGGGTATGCTGAATTTACTGCAGGTTCTGCTGTAGCAAATGACAACTTAGATATGAGGTCTGCTGCTTATGGTGCTGATGCAGGGGTTAGTATGTCTGAAAGAACTCTTTCAACTAAGAAACTTATTTCTCAGTCATTCTTAGGTAATGAAACTGAAGAAGATGCAATTTTACCGATCCTCCCTTTAATTAGAGAATCAATGGTAAGGTCACATGCTAGAGCAATTGAAAACTCAATCCTAGCTGGTGATGATGCTGACGGCGTATTCGGTACAGCTGGAGCTTCTTTTGAAGGTTTACTGCACTTAGCAAGAAATGACAGTGATTATACACAGTCAACTACTGCTTTTGCTACTGATACAGTTACAGCTGCAGAACTTCTTTCAATGAGAAAGAATATGGGCAAATATGGTGTTAATCCATCAGAAGTTGTTTATATCGTTTCGCAAAGAACTTACTACGAACTATTAGAAGATGCAGAGTTCCAAGACGCTAACCTAGTTGGCGACATGGCTACTAAACTTTCTGGTGAAATTGGTCAAGTATTCGGTTCAAGAGTACTATTATGTGACGAGTTTGCTACACCAGCAGTTTCTAAGTTCGGAGCTATCGCTGTTAACCCAAGAAACTATGTAATGCCAAGATTAAGAGGCGTTACTGTAGAATCTGACTATGAAGTTATTAATCAAAGAAGAGTCCTTGTGGCTTCTCAGAGATTAGGATTCACTGACTTAATTGACGGTGCAACTTCTAAGTGGGGATACATGTACAAAGCTAGCTAATATTAGCTTAATAGGGTTTCAGGGAGTGTACCTAACACTCCCCCTTTTTAATTATGGCAGATTTAATAACATTAAGAGAATATAAAAACTTCGCTGGACTTACTGGAGAAAGTGAGAATGCGAAGATTAATGTAATTATTCCAGCCATCAGTCAAGCAGTAAAAACCTACTGCGGGACGAGTTTTGTAGACTATTATTCAAGTGCAAAGACAGAATACTATGACATCAATGATCAGTACACTAATGCAATAATACTCGATGAAAGTCCAATTGTGAGCGTGACTTCAGTTGCCGAAAGGAAGAAGCAATCAGACTCATATACGACACTAATAACAGGTAACTCCGACAGTAGCGGAAAATATGAATATATAGTAGATGAAGTAGCAGATACTATATTTAGAACTACTGAAACAGGAGACAAAATGTTTCCTCAAGGAAGGAAAGCGGTAAAAGTTGTGTATACTTCAGGGTATGCAACAACACCAGAAGATTTAAAACTAGCGTGTTTTGATTTAACTAAGTATTACTTAAAAGATGAAAGAAAACAAAATTTAACTATATCAGGCGCACAGATACAAAATCCTGTATCAACAAGTTTAAGAGAAAACATTGGTTTTCCAGACCATATTAAACGTATATTGGATTTTTATAAGATACATAAGTAATGGCTCTTAGAATAATAGAGAGAGATATTAGAAACGCTGTAAATAAATATACAGATTCTGTACTCAGGTCGAAGTTAGGAAAGACACATATACATGATATTAGAATTACTTCTGAAAATGCTAGCGTAGCTTTTCAGCAAGGAGTTGTAAATGTAATGGAAGGTATGAAGTTTACTACTGAAGAAATAAATCAGGTAAATGCAAAGTATAATTCAACTTCTAATTGGAAGAACATAGTTGCAAAACTGTATTCAACTATGAACTCTATGGCCGGAGTTGTAGAAACTAATCATAAACTACAAAGTTTCGATGAATTTCTTAGAATAAAGCCTAGTAGAGGTATTTATATGTTAGCAGAGTCTAGTAAGAATCAAATTATTATAAGATTATATAATAATTCTGAGCAATACACAGGAGATGTAGGATTAACAAAGTTTTTAAATGCTTTAAGAACAGCAGCATGGAATAAGTGGAAAGAAACTTATTTAGAAGGTACTGGCAATAGATTAGAAAGTGCACAATTAGAAAGTAGACTACCTCCAAAAAGAAAAGGCAGCAAAAGAGGCGAAACAATTTCAGCAGCTTTTGGAAGAGGCACTCCTTTTGCTCATGATTCTGAAACTGCAGTAGGTACATTTGGTTTAGAAGAGTTAGAACAAGATTTAAGAGCTAACCAAGATTTTACAGGCGCCTTAAAGGCTCTTAATACATACGGTATTAGTGTAGATGTTATATCAAGCGTTAAAAAAAGTTTAAAGTTAACTTTTGAGAAAGAAATCGTAGTATTACCAGACGGAACAGAAAAAGAAGTTAGAGTAATTAAAGGCTCTATTAGAAAGCAGGGAAAAGAAGCAGGAGACTGGACTAATATAAAACAAGATATTTTAGGCAGTAAAAGTAATAAAAAGAAAGGTAGTTTAGCAGAATTTTTAGATTCTGCCCAAGCAAAATTAGAAGCCTTAGATCCTTTAACAGCGGCTGATGCAGAAGCAAGTAAACCTTATTCAAAAAGAGCAGCAGAAAGAGCAGCTGAGAGGATAGTAAAAGCAGCTTTAAAAGCTCCAGGTTCTAAAAGGGTAAAAGGAAAAACACCTAAGAAAAGTAAAAAAGGACCGCAATCTGTTTCTATAAATTTAGGAGCAAACGGCCTATCTTCCTTAGCTAAAGCCCAAGTCTTAACTATAGCAGCAGGTACTGCCAAAATAGCTAGAAAAGGCAGAAAGAAAAGTAAAGAAGAGAAAGGCGGAGATATAAGCCTACCTAGATTAAGAACAAATATAAATAGGTCTTTGGGGGCTGAGATTAGAAGAAACATGGGAAAACCTGCTTTAACAAATAGAACAGGAGAATTTTCAAATAGCGCAGAAGTATTAAATTTAAGAGACACTGGAAGAACAATAACAGGTGAATATACTTATACTCTAACAGGCGGGGGACAAAGTAAAAATAAAAGAGGAGTTTACTCTACTTTTGAAAACTCAGGTAAATGGCCTTCAGGTTATAACCCGAAACCTTTAATAGCTAAAAGCATACGAAACTTAGCTTTAAGATATACAGAAAGAAAATTTACACTTAGGAGAGTATAATGGCACTTAGAACAAAAAGAAAGAAAATCGCCGAAGCTCTTGTAAGTAAAATAAAAGAAATTGACGGGAATCACCCTTTTAATTCAAATATATTTAACAATGCTGATTCACGTTTAGTATTTTTAGATGAAATTCAACAATACCCCAAAGTATGTGTTGTAGCAGGAGATGAAATAAGACAATATCAACCTGGCGGATTTAAATGGAGATTTATAACAATAACAATTAGGGCATATGTAGAAGATGCAAATGACCCTCAAGAAGTTTTGTCACTATTACTCGAAGACCTCGAAAGAGTAATTGACGATAATGACATACTAGTGTATGACGATACAGTATCGCCAAACCTACAAACAACATCTGCAACTATTACTTCAATAAGTACAGATGAAGGAGTTATAACTCCTTTAGGTATAGGCGAAATGGTAGTCGAAGTACGATATTAGGAAACAGGTAAAGCAGAAAATTCTAGCTAAACCCTTTCCAAAGTAAATATAGGAGATAAGCAAAATGGCTTTAAATCTATCAAGAAATACCTCGGTATTCGTCTCAACTGGTAATGGAGTACACGCAAGTGGTGGTTCAGTATTAAGTGTAGACGGATTCACAGGAGGTTCAGGACATGCTGTAGGAGACGTTCTTACTTTAGGTACAACTTCTGGAAGTGGAACAGGATTAAAAGTAGTAGTAAATGCTGTTAATTCAGGAGCCGTAACTTCAGTAGCACTTATAAACAACTTTAGAGGAACAGCTTTCGTAAATAATGAAACTGCAACTCAAACAGCATCAACAGGTACAGGTACATCTTTCGCATTAGTTGTAGATGGAGTTAGCGATCTAACTGCACAAGGAAGTAGATTACCTACAGGACTTTTTAAAGGTAATGGCACAGATGCAAATACCTTCAAATTAGGTGTGTTAGACGGATATAGTTTCTCACAGGGTAGTGATGCTACTGATGTAACAATTAGTGAAGCAGGTGCTGCTCCAAATAGAGGCTCAAAAAGATTCAATGACTCTTTACCACCAGCAGAATGGTCTTTCCAAACTTATGTAAGACCTTTTGTTCATGGTACAAACAGTCACAGATCAAGTGGTACTCATGATATGGTAGAAAATATTCTTTGGGCTGCAATTGCAGGTAAAGATATTACTGGAGGTTCAGAAAGTGGAGCTTCAGCTACTGCGGTAACTTGTGATGGAACAGATGCTGATGTATCTTTCGCAAGGTCAGACCATCATGAATTATTGAAACTTTCAATATTCTTTGCATTAGAAAACACAACATACAGACTAAATGAGTGTCAAGTAAACCAGGCAGAAATTGACTTTTCAATTGATGGTATCGCTACTATCTCTTGGTCAGGAAATGCAACAACAATTGACCAAGTAAGTACAGCAGTAGAAGATCCATCAAAAGCTATAACAGTTGTTACTGATGGGACTGAAACAATAAGTTCAGCAGCTACATATACTGAAGCGTATAACTACGTAGATACTACTGCACCAAGTGATGGCGATTATTTAAGAAATAAACTATCAACTCTAAGCTTAACGCATACAAAAAATGCTTCAGGTGTATTAGAAGTTGGCGCATCAGATAGTACAACTACTTATGATATTAATATCACAGGTGGCTCACTAACTATTGCTAATAATATTACTTATGTAACACCAGAAACTTTAGGTCTTGTGGACGTTCCAGTAGGATCTTTCTCAGGAGCTAGACAGGTTAGTGGTTCTTTAACTATGTATTTAGATACTAAAGCAAATGGTTCTAACTCGTTACTATCTGACTTAACAGCAGCTACTGACTTAGTTAACAACGCATTTGATATGAGTCTATTTATGGGCGGCGGGTCTTCTTCTACTCCAGTAGTTGAATTTGACTTACCAAAAGCTCATTTACAGATACCTACAATTGAAACAGCAGACATTATTTCAACAACTGTTGAATTTGCTGCTCAAGGTACTGACTTATTAACAGGAGACGAAATGACAGTTAAATATAAAGGTTTAACAAGTCATTCTGATTCTACTTATACTACAGACGTTACTGTATAACAATGACAGCGTACAATCTACTTCGAGAAAGTAGTGTACACATCGTACACAATGGGAGTCGTTATTTAATTAAAACGACTCCTGAAGTGTCGTTCTCACAAACATTCGCGGAAGATGCATACGAAGTAAAGACTTTGCACGATCAGACAAAGATGTTTCAGGGAACAACTATAACAAAAGCAAATCCTGCGAACTTTAGTTTTGCAGTTCATCTAACTCAAGAGAAAGATGAATCAATCGTAAAAAGTCTTCTAACAGATTACGACACAAGTAATGGAGAACAATTATTAAAATCGTTTGACTTATATATCGTAACTGGAGAAAGCACCTTCAAATTAGAAGGTTGCGTAATTACTCAAGGAGAGTTTAATTTAGCGAAAGGCTCACCACTTATATTAAATGTAAGTGGAAATGCCAAAAAGCTAAGTAGAGTGGGAAATGCTAGTTATTCGCTTCCAGGTTCTCTGGTAAGCCCCAGTTCGACTAGAACTCCCACCTTATCGCTTATAGACGTAGAGGTTGATTCAGTAGATGTACCGAATCTTGCCGCTACAACTTTACAAGTGCAAAACAATATCAATTGGACTCCTTTTGAAACGTTACAAAATAGTTTGTCAGTTACTAATGCAGGAAATGCAATGTATCCGACAACTTATACATTAGGAGATAGAGTAGTAAGTGGAAATATTACACAGTATTTAACAAGTAATAATTCTGCTACTTTTCAATCATTTGATATTTCAGCAAATGTAGGAATTAAGACAATAGTTAATAATTCTACTTTCTTAAACGCCAACCTTACAGGTTGTATGTTTACAAAAAGAAGCAACGTTGCTGAAGCTTATACGCAGACAATTGACTTTCGTTTAGTCAATAGTCCCGCAAATTTAGGAACCATTATAACATATTAGGAGAAAATAAATGGATTTAAAATCGTTACTGGTAGACAGTAAAACAACATGGGCTGAGTTCCCAGGATTAGATGGATTTGAAGTAGAACTTGCAAATTTATCAAGAAAAGAATTAGTAAACTTAAGAAAAAAGTGTACTTCAAACAAGTTCAATAGAAAAACAAGAGCATTTGAAGAATCTTTAGATGACGAAAAATTTGTAAAAGAATTTACAGAAGCAACTGTTAAAGGCTGGAAAGGGTTAAAATTAGGATACCTTGAAGATTTAATACTTGTAGATTTAAAAGGACAAGATCCAGAAATGGAAATGGAATTTTCTGAAGAGAACGCTCAAATACTAGTAGAAAACTCATCAGAGTTTGATAACTGGCTCAATGAGGTAGTCTTTGATTTAGAAAACTTTCGCACGAAGCAACAAGGAAAAACTATTAAAAAGTCTGGAGACGTTTCTAAATAATAAAGATATAGGTATGTCAAAAGACCAGTATTTGCTTATGTGTGAGCAAACTGGAGAAGAAATAAACTGGGATAAATGTCCTCCTGACTGGGAAGATTTTCCAGAATTCATTGTAACTGTTTTAAATATATTTAATAGTTTAGGTGATAGAATTTATGGTGATGTAGGATATGTAGGCAAAGACTTTACAAACTTACAATTCCTTATAGAATTGAATGGTATAGAGCAACATCAAATGGATTTTCTTTTTGATGTAGTACTGTGGTTAGACAGTAGAGCTATCGAGAAATCTCAGAAAAGATTAAAAGCTGAGTACGATAAAATGAAAAATAAAAATGGCAGATAATAAAGTAATAATTGAACTACTGATTTCCGAAAAAGGGAAGAAAGTATCTATGGTCGAAAAACAGACTGCCAAACTTACTGAAACAACTAAAAAACATAGAAAAGCACAAAAAGACTCTACTAAAGAAGGCGGCAAATACCACACTCAACAGAAAGCAATACATCAAACTAACTTATCTTCTGCAAAAGGTTTTTCAAAAATGAATCAAACCATCGGAGAAGGTGGCTCATCAGGTTTAGTAGGAGCATATGCTACTTTAGCAGCTAACGTTTTTGCAGCAACAGCTGCTTTCAATGCTTTAAGACAAGCATCCCAAGTACAGCAATTAGTAGAAGGTCTAGAAGCTTTAGGAAGAGCTTCAGGAGACAATTTAACACTACTAGCGGATAGAATAAAAGATGCCGCAGGACAAGCCATTGCATTAGACCAAGCACTAAGAGTTGCATCCGTTGGAGCTTCTGCTGGATTTAGTGGAGAGCAGTTAGAAGGACTAGCTACTGTTGCTAGATCTGCAGCTATAGCACTTGGTAGAGATGTTGGAGATGCGATTGATAGATTAGCAAGAGGTGCTGCAAAACTAGAGCCAGAAATTTTAGACGAATTAGGTATCTTTGTTAGACTAGATGATGCTTCCGCAAAATACGCAGCTAGTATAGGTGTAGCTACTTCTGAGTTAACGAGATTCCAGCAGAGACAAGCTTTTGCTAATGAAATTATAGAACAAGGCGGACAAAAATTCTCAGAAATTGGAAATAATGTTGATGTATCTCCATTTGATGCTTTAGCAGCTACTTTAGGAGATTTAGCTCGTACTTTTACAGATTTCTTTAATACAGTACTGGGTCCTATAGCAAGTTTCTTTTCAAATAATACCATTGCTTTAACAGGCTTCTTTATGGCCATAACAAAAGGTATAATGAATCAAGCTTTACCAATGCTTAATCAGTTTGCTGCTCAGGCTCAAAAAGGTGCAATACTACAAGTTAAACAAGCCCAAGCTGCGGGTAGACGAATTGATAAAGAAATACAAGGACAGAGAAATTTACTTAAACCTATAAATAATAGTGAATTAGCATATAATCAATTATTTGGAAAAATGAAGCAAGGTACTGCAACAGCCGCTGAACTAAAGTTAATGGAGCAAAGTTTAGCAAAATCTATTAGACAAAGACAGGCAGCTCTTTTAGGGGGCAGCGCAAAAACTCTTTCAGCAAGACAAGCAGAGCTAGCAACTACAATACAACAACAAAAAGAGTTACAACAGTTAATAAAATTAGAAAATAGTAGAGCAGGTAAAACTGGTGATATAAGAACAGCTACTGCAGGTGCAAAATCAAAAAGAAGCGAACAAGCAGTATTTAGAGAATTAGACAAAGACCCAAGTTTTAAAGG